TTATCATTTAGTGATGTACTTGCAACTGGTATAGGTAATAGTACAGTTGGTACTATCTCTATTACTGATGCTGGCATAACTATTTCAGATGAAGTAGCAAGCGGTATAGGTAGTGCTGTTACTGGATCTGTAACTTATGGATCTGCTACAGTTACAGGAGTAACAGCTTCAGGTATTGGCAATTCAACAGTTACAACTATTGAACTTGGTTCATTATCTTTAAGTAATGGATTAGCTACTGGTATAGGTAATAGTACTGTTACAACAGTTGAACTTGGTTCATTAATTATATCTGATGCTGTATCAAGTGGTATTGGTGGTACAATAGCAGGATCTATTTTATATGGATCTATGACTGTGACTAGAACTGCAACAGGTGTTGGTGGTGCAATAGTTGGTACAATAGATGATGGTGCTGCTCCAGGTACTAAACGCTGGTTCTTACGCAACCAATTTGGTATGCGCGAATTTCATCAATGGCATGGTGCTGGTGAGATTATACAGGATTATGTTACACCTAGAAACGAAGTATAAATAGCCGCTAATCACCGTTTTTTACTCTTTTTGGTAAATAAAAGTATACAAAAGGAGAGGACGATGTTTACATTTAACTATAACACAACAAAATCATTTGATCAACCAGGGCCTAACCAGCCCGTTGGTGCAATCACAACTTACTATAAAGCAGACACTGATAAATTACAGTTGCTTAAAAACTATGTATATGATTACTGGAAAGACATGGAGCGTAATTACGACGAAGACCCTGTACAAAGTAAGAATGTATATGAGAAGAAGTTACTTAATCACAGAAAGAAAAACAAAACATATTACACTGTTAAAGATGTAATTAATGATTTAAACAAACAATTAGAAGATAAAAAGGATCCAACACAATCTATGATAGATAGATGGAACGATGGATTTGCAGGAGTACTTGGTATTCCAGATGCAAGTATTGAAACAAAACAAGACACTGGAGGACGACTAATTCCTAATAATGTTTTCAATCAAATGTTTGAATAATAAAAAGCCCCTTAGCTGGGGCTTTTTTACGGCCTAGGTTTCACATTTAAGGGGTAGTTTAGGCGGATTTAAGCAAATAAACTCTATATAAAACAAGCACTTACAAACCGCCTATTTTAAGGGTATACTATGCCCAGCCTTAGTGCTTAAACCGGCAAGATAAATAAACAAAACGGAGAAGGAAATGGTTTCAGAATTGCAACAGCGTGTACTTGAAGCAGCTAAAACAGTTGGTGGAAAACTAACTATTACTGAATTAGCAACGGGTGATAAAAAACAATATGATTACCTAACAGGTGAATATTTTCCAAAGGGTCCTATTAGTAGGAAGAAGGAAAAGCGAATGAAATATCTTGTTGATGGTGTTGAATACCCTACAGCCCAAAGTATTGCAAATGAATATAATATCTCTGTAACTAAAATTTATAACAGATTAAAGTCAACTAAGTCTAAATGGGCACACTGGATTAGATTATAAAGTTCCATCCCAGCGACCATTTGCTTTTAAGCACATTGGAATTAACACAGGGCGATTATTAATAATAGCACCACATCCAATAATTGGTCTGTTCATAGTTGCTTTACTTGCATAGTTAAATGCTGGATGATGCATATCAATTAAACAACCAACTGTTATACTCCATCTAATTTGTATTACATCTGTGTAGTACTCTAATCCAAACTTACTGTGATGATGTCCTTGTATACTGTTCAATGAGTGCTTTGCTGCATTCATTGCTGTATTGGTGCCCATGCTATGTATTAACATACATTGTGCATTGCGATCTATCTTAAAGATATGTTTATCTTTCCATATCCAGCCTTTTGTATGGTATACTGCATTGTAATCTTTAATAAGATCTTCTGGAATACCTGCCGCTTTAGCTTTACGCTTTGGAATGGCATCGTGATTACCAATAGCAATATGCATCTTTGGAAACATCTTATATAATTGTTGTACATATTTGTAAGACATTTCATGTTCATCTTTAGCTGATAATGTACCGTACTCCAAGTCATGAAACGATCCTGCGTGATGATCTACTACATCACCTGTATGAATTGCTTTTTTGATTTTATATTTTTGTTTAATTGCTTTAAGAAATGCAAATGTATCTTCATGATGATACGGGAAATGTGTGTCGCTGATAATGATTGTATTATCCATTGTGTATTAATCCTTTAATTGTTTGGACCCACAATCTGTAGTACTTAGGATTATTTCTAATATAGTTTGATTTGGGCTCTGTTGGTACAGTGATAGGTAACGCTAAAAGCATTTTTAAAATGGCTTTATCGTTCATAGTAAGTTATCAATATCGTCTTCGACTTCTTGCCATACACGCATAACTTCATTGCGCTTTGCATAAATTCTGCGTCTTAACTCAAAGTCACTAGGTGAAGTATTATCTTCTGCTTCTTCTAATAGTCTCATTGACTTACGAAGATAACCTCGTGCTTCTAATAAATTTGATAGTTGATCAACTACCGCTACATCTTCTTTAGTCATTGTAGACTTTCTTATAAACCGTGCCATTATAATACTCCTGCTAAAATTACTAAACCGCATAACACTAATAAAACTATCTTTATTTTGCGTTCTGTCTTTAAGGCTTTATCTTTCTTAGCTTGTGCTAACTCTATTAGCTTGTCTGTAGTATCTTGCATTTGGCTTACTGTTACTTCCATTTTACCTAACTCTTTAAATGTGTTGTTAAACATAATCATCTCTCCTTTAATTTGCTTACAATGTTATTTACCTAAAAGATATAAAAACGGTCCGTTGCGGCTCATTTAAGCACTACTACATGAGCCAGGTGGAGTCGCAAAGTGTATTTTTGTATTGGATTTGGGTGTTAATACAAAATGCGTTTCAATACATTTAAGATGAAATTCATTTTGTATTTTTGGTGATGTTAAGCAAATATTAAGTCTTTG